TGTGGTAAACAATACAACATTTAACACTACTATCCCAAACACCCTTGATATAACAGTACAGTGGGGAAGTAATAATGCTGGAAACAGCATTTTCAGTGATATATTTATTTTAAACAAAACATATTAAGATGTCAGTAGGTAACATTAACTCATACGGAGATAAAAAGAATAACTTTAATTTTCAGTATAAAGTTTTACAAGGTTTAGCATCATTGTTTAGTGCATTTACTGGAGTAACCTCTGGTGCAGCTAGAACAAGCAATATCCTTAGAACAATAAGTTCAGGTACAATTGGTGCTGGTACATTCTCAGTTTCTATTGCTAATGTAGGTCTTGCTGATGGTACAGTAAAAGGAGTGACCTTAAAGTCTAAAGAAACAATTACTTTTGATGCCGGTTCAATTAATAATACTTTAGATACTATTGCTTATAATGCTACTGGTACTGAGTTTTTAATTATTTATATTTCATAGTATCTATGAAAACAAGTATTAATACTAATACTGTTTTAGGAAATACAGGAAAGACATCTATTGTTTTACCTACATTTTCTTATGACTGTCCTGACCCAGATGCAGTTGCCTTTTTATCAGCGGCAGGCGTAACAGATACCTTATCTGTGGATGCTGTATGTACACTAGTAACAGATCTAAAAACAGCAGGTCTTTGGACAAAAATGACTGCTGTGTATCCATTTGTAGGTTCTACGCCAGCAAGTCATAAGTTTAATCTTATTAATCCAGCAGATAGTGATGCAGCCAAAAGATTAGTATTTAATGGAGGTATTATACATTCATCAACTGGAGCTTTACCTAATGGTGTGAATGGTTATGCAAATACTTTTGTAAATTCAGATATTGCTAATTTTCCAATTCCTGATTATATTTCTTTTAGTTACTATTCTAGAACACCCGGTAGTCACGTAACAGGTGGTAACGTAATTGGTAGTTTTGGCAATCCTGCTACTCAGGCAACATCGGCAAGACTATTGATTAGATTTGTAGGTAATCCTAACTCCTCACTTTCAGCTATTAACTATCCTGATGGTATTCAACCAAATGCATTAACTACTACAGATACAGATGGATCAGGATACTACGTTAGTACAAGAACATCAGCAGCTAGTAAACTTTTTATTAGGGGTATCTTAAGAGGTTCTGCTTCAGGCGGTACAACAACATTTAGTCCACCTCCAGTGGATATGTTCTTGTTTGCTTATAATAACAGAGGGTTTTCTGCATTAAACTTTACAAATAAAGAGTGTGCTTTTGCACATATTGGAAAAGGACTATCGGATGCAGAGTGTGTAACTCTTAGCACTATTGTAAATAATTTTCAAACTGCTTTAGGAAGAAACGTATGATACAAGTAGGCTTACTTACTATTGAACAAAAAGATCAACTTATTGGGCAGTTATATGCTCCAGATAGTTACTTTAATCCAATTCAGGATATTGAAGATAACTGGGTTATAAGTCAAGAAGAAATGAATGAATGCATAAATGAAAGATGTTTATGGGTAAAAGAATTGCCTCTCATTCCATATCTACCTAAACCAGATCCAATTTTAGAATCACTATGATAAAGAACTTAAATATCAGTACTTCTACAATCTTGCAAGTTGTCTTGATAGGTATATGTCTTATCTTGATGCTTAGAAAACCTATTCAGGTTTACCCGGTAAGTAAGCAGAAGACTATTGAAAAGAGAATAGAAGGTAAAGAAACTGTTATAAGAGAGAAAGGTCAAGTGATAGATAACAGCAAAAAGATTATTGCTAAACTAAATGCTGGACTACTTGATCTACACTCTCAGTTAGATTCTGTTAAGAATGCTAGAGATACTTTTAACATTATTCAGATACAGGATACTATGATCCACGTGCTCTACCGTAGAGACAAAGAAAAAGATCTGATAATAAAAAACCAAGACACAGTTATTCAGGCACAGAGATATATTATTAATAGCCAGGATACAATTATTACAGCACAAGCATTTGATATTAAGAAATTAAAGAAACAGAGAAACATATCTGTAATTCTAAATGCATTATTGACAACAGGTTTAATTATTAAATAATGGAATTAGCACAATTAGTACAGTGGGGATTAGTAGCAGTAACAGGAGTTCTTGGTTACTTTTTAAGAATGATCCATACGGATGTAAGAAATAATACAGAAAGTTTAGGTAAGCTTAAAGGCAAGATTGAACTTGTAGAACAAGAGTCAAGATTAAAATATCAGGCAATTCAAGAACAGACTCAGTTAGAAATTAAAAGTCTAGCTAGAAGTGTTTCTGAACTATCTGATGCAGTTAAACAACTAATATTACAAAGATGAGATATATTATTGATCCGCTTCACTCAGATGTAGCATTTAGAATTAAGCATTTGATGATCTCAAATGTTAATGGAATATTTGGTAAGTTTGATGCTACTATGGAATCTGAGTCTGAAGACTTTGAAGGTGCTAAGATATGGTTTCAAGCAGAAGTAAATACCATTTCAACAAACATTACAGATAGAGATAATCATTTAAAAGGAGAAGACTTTTTTGATGCTGATAACTTTCCTTATATAACTTTTGAGTCTTCTAAGGTAGAAAAGATAAATGATGAGTATACAGTTATTGGAGAGTTAACAATTAAAGGTGTGTCAAGAGAAGTAACTCTAAAAGGTAACTACAATGGTAATGATGTTGATGCTTATGGTCAAACTAAGTATGGATTTGAACTTGATGGATCTATAAACAGAAAAGACTGGGGTTTAACATTTAACTTAGAAGGTGGTAAAGGATCTTTGTTGATTGGTGATGAAGTAAAACTTATGATCAATATTCAAATGATGAAGGCATGACCCTATCTTTTAAAAGTAAAGCAGCATTAATAATTGCTGGTATTTGCATGCTAGTATTTTTTGTTGTTAAAACTTTTACATTATTTGGTATATTTCTTCAGTGTAAGTATACTAACCTAATTGAGTATTTTTGTTTTATTGTATTTTGTCCTCCTGCTTTCTGGTTTGTTAAAGACTTCTTAAAAGAAAAAGAACAATTGCACCAGTTAACAGTAGATCAGCTACAATATAAAAATACATATCTTGAACATGCTGCTAAGATTCTTAGACATGATATGCATTCTGGAATCAATGTATACATACCTAGAGGAATTAGTTCATTAGAAAGAAGATTACCACTAGAAATTATAGAGCAGTATAATTTAGCATCACCTTTAAAGTTGCTTAAAGATGGTCTTTTACATACTCAAAAAGTATATAAAGGAGTTTATGAATTTACAAACTTAGTAAAGCAGGGTAGTTCATTAGAGTTTAAAGAGGTTAAGTTAGATGATTGCTTAAAAAAATATTTAGAGACTACTTCATATAAAGACCAAGTTATCATTGATGTTTTACCAAGTGCAAAGATCAATGAATCTTTATTTTGTACAGCTGTAGATAATTTGATCAGAAATGGGCTTAGATATAATGACTCTGAAAATAAACTAGTAATTGTATATATGTTGGATAATCATACTTTGATTGTGCAAGATAATGGTAGAGGTTTATCTAATGAAGAATTAATAGAATACTCAAGGCAAAACAAAAGAAGAGAAAACCAAAAAGAATCAGGTAGTGGTCTTGGTCTTGGCATTTGTGTAGCCATAATAAAAGAACATAATTTTGAGGTTACTTCTGAAAAAATAGCTCAGGGTACACAAATAAAAATTAAAATAAAATGATTAACTCAATAATGCTAATAGATGATGAAAATCTTTTTCATCTTGTTTTTGAAGATGCATGCAGTCTTTTAGATATATCACTTTCATTTGAAGCTTTGTCTTCATCAGATGAAGCAGATAAGCTTTTTAAGCAATGGTTTCCTGATGATCCAAATAAAGAAAAACCTGATTGTGTATTTGTAGATCTTAACATTATAGGTTCATCTTTTGATGGGATAGAAATGATCAGAAAGATTAATCATGATTATGGTAATGGTTGTGTAATAGGTATTATATCTTCATCTTCTGATATTCAAGAAATTGATAAAGCTAAAGCTGTGGGTGCTCAATTCTGGATTATTAAATCTGATGAGATTGAACCTAGACTAGAAGAGTTTAAAAAAGATTATGAAGGGTATAGAACTAAATCTTTACCTTTCAAAGTTTATAAGTAATGGTACTACCAAAAGCAGTTAGAGACGGGTTATTAAAGATAGCTAAAGAGAAGAAACTCTTCTTAGAAGGAAATCTTCTTAAGATAATAGAACCTGGAACAGATGATCCTGCTTTTGCTGAGTATCTAAAAATTTGTAAAGAAAGAGATATATCATCAAGAAAAAAAAGATTAGAAGTAACTAAACAAGTACAGTCTCAGAATACAGCTCTTGCTCATGCAATGGGTGAGAAAGAAACTCTTATGCTAAATCTTCAACATGCTCTTGAACAAGCTGAAGATGCTAAGAAAGAAGCTGAACAATTAAGAGATGCTGCAATGGATGATTTAGATCTTTTGCAAAAAAGAACACAGTTTGAACTCATTAATATAATTGTTAAAGTAGCTTTAGTAATTATAATTAGTGTAGGCATAGTAGTAAGTATTATGTATTTATTTGCTATATTATATGGAAGAGAGACTCAAATTATAGGTTCTACATGGAGTAACCTTTTGGGTATATTACTAACTAATGCATTCTCTATAGTAGGAACTATTATGGGGGTTAAGTATGCAACAGATAAACATTAAGTATGAGATTTTTAAAAGAAATATTTACAGATGAATCAGGAAGTTATTCATCTAAAAGGGTAGCCGGTCTACTTTGTACATTAGCACTAATTGCTGCACTGATTATGAATACAACTACTCATGGAGATATTAAACCATCAGATAGACTAGTTGATGCAGTAGCATTGTTAGCATTTGGTGCATTAGGTTTAACATCCATTGATAAATGGTCTAAAAAGAAATAATATGCAATTAAGTAAACACTTTGAACTTGCTGAGTTTACAAGAAGTAGCACAGCCAAAAGAGCAGGAATAAGTAATACACCAACTGAAGCACATCAGGCAAATATGGTGTTGTTATGTGAAAAAGTATTAGAACCAATTAGAGAACATTTTGGTAGAGCAATCTTTTTAAGTTCTGGTTATAGAAGTGCGGCTCTTAATAAGATTACTAAAGGAGCATCAACAACATCTCAACATTGTTCAGGTGAAGCTGTAGATATTGATATGGATGGTACTGAAGTAACTAACAAACAAATCTTTGATTACATTAAAGCTAACTTAGAGTTTGATCAACTTATCTGGGAGTTTGGTACAGATACTAATCCAGACTGGGTACATGTATCTTATGAGTCTACTGGCAGACAAAGAAAAGAAATTCTTAAAGCTAGAAAATCAGGTAATAGAACTACCTATGTTCCATTTAAATAATAAACTATGAAACTTAGAAACGGCTGGAATACTTACACAAAGCAGTGGGACAAGCTTGCTATTAAAGTAAGATTCTCATTTATAGATATCTTATCTATTGAAATAGATATATCTAGAGACTTTTATTTATTAACAGTGTTGAACTTTACAATTAAAAATAGATAACCATGAAAAAAATAAAAAAAATGGCAGCTGGTGGTGCAGCTGTAGACTGTAAAAAAAATCCAGATGAACCAAAGTGTAAACAAACATTTGGTAAACGAGGGTTATCATCTAATGCTAAAAAAGCTATTATAGGAACAGCAGCTGGTATTGGAGCTTTAGTAGCAAATAAGAAGTATGGTCTTGTTGATAAATTTAAAGAAAAATTAGGCATAAATAAAAAGGGTGGTGCTGTAAAAAGAACTGCTAAGAGAAAGTAATATTACTTAAACTACTATGATCCAGGTACTTTCTGTGCCTGGATTTTTTATTTAAACAATATACATTTAAACTTATTTTGTATATTTGTTGTAAACCAATAAATAATTTATCATGGAAAACCAACAAGAAAAAGAGTTTACAGCTGAAGATTTAGCTGCTCAAAAAGAACAAATGCTTCAATTTTATACTGAATCATTACCTTATTTAGAAGCACAAGGAAAGTATGAAGAAGCACTTCTTAAAATTGAAGAAGCTAGATTTAAAAGAACTAGTATTCAAATGCAATATGCTATGATGGCTCAAGCACAACAAGAAGCAGAAACAGAGGGATCTGATAATGATATTGATAAAGAGCCTGGTATACCTGAGCAGGGTAAAAGAAAGCTTAGAAAAGGATAGTCATGGCTTTAGTAAATCAAGTACAGAAAAGAGTAAGAATGCCTAAATGGGACATAGTTAAGTTCCAGATTATGACATATTGCTTTATTAATAGAATATCTATTAATGAGTCTGACTTGAATTGCCTTACACTTTTAAGTTTTAATGAACCTATTTCATTAACAGACTTTTGTTATGATGCTTCTTCTGAAGAAGGTTGGATTTTTAAATCACCACAGACTGTAAGAAATGCAATTAATAAAGCTGAAAAGCAACAGTTAGTTGTAAAAGATACTAAGAATAAAAAGATGATATCTTTAAATCCTAATATTAAGATTCAGACAGAAGGTACCATACTACTTGACTATAAATTTTTAAGTCATGATTCCCAAGAAATCCAGTAAGATTTATAAGATAGTTTCAGAAGATCTAAACATTCAAGAAAAACTTGTTGAAGATTTAGTTCAGTTCTATTATAAAGAACTAAGAAAAAAAATGTCAACACTTAGTCACACAAGAATAAACATTGAAGGTTTAGGACATGCAATGGTTAAACCACAAATAGTAAGTAAAGCAATTGTTAGACTAGAAAAATCAGTAAAGAACCATGATACTTCAACATATAATGCATATCACAATAAGAAGTCCATGGAAGAAAAACTTGTTCTTTTAAAGAATATAATTGTTAAACTACAAGAAGAACAAGAAGAAAAAAAATCTTTTAAAGAAAAAAAATATGAAGGCAGCATTGAGAGCAATATGGGAGAACAAGGCACAGATTCTTGAGGGTATTAAAAACTCAGTTATTAGAGATGAGTTTGTAGAAGATGTTGCCCGCATGAGATTTGATGTCTGTGATGAATGCCCAAGTAAAGGAAAAAAATGTGCAGTAAAAGGTACAGCTCCATGTTGTAATGAATGTGGCTGCTCATTAAATTTTAAAACAAGATCTCTTTCTTCAGAATGTCCACTTGGTAAGTGGCAAGCAATTGCTACAGAAGAAGAGGAAGATAAACTAGAACAATTATGAGCATAGTATTTAATGCAGATGATCACAGTTATGTAAGTGTAGATCCAAATGATCAGATCAAATGGACTAGTGTAACAACATTGATATCTAGTTTAAAGAAACCTTTTGATGCTAAGAAAGTAGCAGAGAGAGTATCTAAGAACAAGAAATCAAAATGGTATGGTGTAGATCCTAAACTTATTGTACAGATATGGGATAATGAAGCTACTAGAGCTACTACACTTGGTACATTCTATCATAACCAAAGAGAGTCTGACTTATGCTCATTTGCTTCTATAGAAAGAGAAGGGGTTACTGTTCCTGTATTTAAGCCATATGAAGGAGATAATGGTTTAAAAATAGCACCATTACAAAAATTAGAACCAGGAGTGTATCCTGAACATATGGTCTATCTCAAGTCAGCAGGCTTGTGTGGACAATCAGATTTAGTTGAAGTAGTCAATGGTAGAGTTAACATCATTGACTACAAGACTAATAAAGAAATCAAAACAGAATCTTTTAAGAACTGGGAAGGCATGACAGAGAAAATGCTTGATCCAGTACAACATTTAGATGACTGCAACTTTAACCATTATGCTTTACAACTCAGTGTTTATATGTATATTATATTAAAGCATAACCCTAAGTTACAAGCTGGAAAGATATTTATACATCACATTATATTTGAAGTTGACGGTGAAGATCAATATGGTTACCCAATATCTAAACTAGATGTAAATGGTGAACCTATTGTTAAAGAAGTTATTCAGATGCCGGTGCCATATTTATATGATGAGGTCATCTCAATAATTAACTTTATGAAAGAGTTTCCACACTTAATTAAAAAGAAGTAGTTATGATATTTTATGAAATAAGAGAGTACAATTCTAATTATCCAGGACGTACTAAGATATTAGCATATAAAGGAATTATATTATTTAGGTATAAGGGAAGATTATTAACCTATCTTAAACCTTTAAAAAATAAAACTAAGGGTTTTGAAGATCCTAAAAACCCAGATGTGTATTTACCAAAGGGGTTTATTGTTTGTAGAAATGAAAGTTTATTATATCATCAATATTATTTAGCTTCAGGTTTTATAGATGCTTTAAAGAATATATTTGGTATAAAACTAAAACCAAAAACTGAAAATCCATTTGCATGATTATAAGACTCTTTGATGTTCAGAATGGTAAAGTAATTCCTACAGAACATTGTTACACACTTAAGGCACTTAAAGATGTCATGGATAATTATCCGGATGACTATCTTAAAGTGTATCTATATCTCTTCTATATGACATGTCCTAACCCGGATATGAATCCATTCTTTCATACTCCAGAAGTAGATAAAGAACATATCATATTAAAAGAGATAGAAGCAGAATTCTCTACAGAGGATGATGATATACATACAGCTCTTTTATTCTGCCAGAGAATGTATGAAACTCCTACATCTAGAGCATACAAGGGTATATCTTCTATGTTAGATAGATTGGGTAGATATATGGAAACAACAACTATCACTGCAGGTAGAGATGGAAATATTAATTCACTGATTGCTGCAGCAAAAAACTTTGACCAGATTAGAGCATCATTTAAAGGAGTATATAAAGATCTCCAGGATGAACAGTCTAGTAAAGTAAGAGGTGGAATTGGAATGGCATATGACCAATAACTATGAGTGAAATCTATCAAGACATACCAACCTATGATAACGGACAATGGACAATCACAAGCTTTGAATCCAGAGAAGACTTCAGTAACTTCATATTTGGGGTTTTCAAAGAACCTGGTGAGTACGGCTTCAATGACACTACTAATAAGATATTTATATCAGAGTCCAACAAGTTTAGAAGTGACGGAGTATATTGCACAGCCCCCTTCAAGTCTAAAGACTTTGTAAACTATTGGGATGATCAAAAAGCAAAATGCAAAAAAGGCATAATAGTTAAAGATTCTGGTAACACATGGTTTCTTGCAAGAGAATACTATATGTGGTTAAACTTCTTACCAATCTTTGATAAGGAGCAACAGAAGTTTGACTTTGCTAAAATAAGGGATGCACAATATCATATGGCTCTATATGAGTTACTAGCAGAACTTAATTACAAACATGTTGCTATCTTAAAGAAACGTCAGATTGCATCTTCTTATTATCATATGGGTAAGCTTATAAACCAGCAGTGGTTTGAAGCAGGGGTTACTCTTAAGATTGGTGCATCACTTAAAGATTATATTAATGAGAAGGGTTCCTGGAAGTTTTTACAGGAATATGCAGCATTCCTAAATGAGCACACAGCATGGTATAGACCTATGTCTCCAGATAAGGTCATGATGTGGCAACAGAAGATTGAAGTAAGAAAAGGAGATAGAAAAACAGAAGTTGGTCTCAAAGGTACCATACAAGGTATGTCATTTGAGAAAGATCCAACAAATGGTGTAGGGGGTCCGGTAAAATACTTCTTCCATGAGGAGGCAGGTATTGCACCTAAGATGGATCAGACATATGAGTATATGCGCCCAGCCATGAGATCAGGTATGGTTACTACAGGTATGTTCATTGCAGCAGGATCTGTGGGTGACTTGTCTCAGTGTGAACCACTAAGAGATATGATCTTGAACCCACTTTCAAAAGATATTTATGCAGTTGAAACTGATCTTATTGATGAAAAAGGTACTATTGGTATGTCAGGATTGTTTATTCCTGAGCAATGGTCAATGCCTCCCTATATTGATGACTTTGGTAACTCTCTTGTAACTGAAGCTTTAGAAGCTTTAGATAGACAGTTTGAGCAATGGAAGAAAGAACTTAATCCAGAAGACTATCAGTTAAGGATATCTCAGCACCCTAGAAATATTAGAGAAGCATTTGCACATAGATCTGTATCTTTATTTCCTACACACTTAGTTGCTGCACAGCAAAGAAGAATTGAAGAGAAAGAATATGGCTATGAGTTCTTAGATATTTTTACAGATGAGAATGGTAAAGTTGCAGTTAAGTCTACAGATAAACAACCTATTAAAGAATTTCCGGTATCTAAAAAACTGGAAGATAAAACTGGAGTACTTGTTGTATGGGAAAGACCAATTGCTGATCCTACATTTGGTCAGTATTATGCTTCTATTGACCCCGTATCAGAAGGTAAGACAACAACATCAGAATCACTCTGTTCTATTTTTATTATGAAAGCTCCTGTAGAAGTAACTAAAGTTACTATGGGAGAAACAGAAACATACATAGAACCAGATAAAATTGTGGCTGCTTGGTGTGGTAGATTTGATGATATTAATAAAACTCACCAGAGATTAGAGTTAATTATAGAATGGTATAATGCCTGGACAGTAATAGAGAATAACATCTCACTATTTATTCAGTACATGATATCAAGAAAGAAACAAAGATATCTAGTACCTAAGAGTCAGATTATGTTCTTGAAAGATCTTGGTGCAAATGCTAACGTGTTCCAGGAGTATGGTTGGAAAAACACTGGTACATTATTTAAAGCACACTTATTAAGTTATGCTATTGAATACTGTAAAGAAGAACTAGATGTAGAAACTAAAACAGATGGTACTGTAGTTAGAACTAAATATGGTATAGAACGTATCCCAGATCCAATGCTACTTAAAGAAATGCAAGAATATGCAGATGGTGTCAACGTGGATAGACTTGTATCATTTGCAGCATTAGTTGCTTTCATGAGAATACAGCAAGCTAATAGAGGTTATTCTAAGAGAGTCATCATGGATGATGCTTCTAAAAACTTGCAAAAGTCAGAAAATTTGTTTAAATTAAATAGAAGCCCGTTCCGTCATATGGGGCAGGGTAGATCATCATTGGGTGGAGGTTTACAGAAATCTGCATTTAAAAATATTAAATAAAGGATATGCAAATATATAATGCCCTTCAGTTAAAAAAAGGAGCCAAAGCTGAATATAATAAGATAGGTACTATTACCCAGCCTTTGCAATTTATTCCTAGTAAGGAAAAGGATGATGAGTGGGCTGCATGGAATTTAGATTGGCTAGAGTGGCAAGGACTAAAACAGATCCGTAAGAATGCCCGTAGACTAATGAAGAACTACAAACTTGCCAAAGGTATTATTGATAGATCTGATTACATAGTAGAAACAAATAATGAGTATAGAGATATAGTAGAAACATTAGTTCAAGATGACATTTCTGCATTAGAACTAAAGTTTTATCCTATTATCCCAAATGTTATTAATGTTCTTGTAGCTGAATTTGCTAAGAGATCTACTAAACTTACCTATAGAGCAGTAGATGAGTATTCATACAATGAGTTATTAGAACAAAAAAGAGCAGCAATTGAAGATGTATTACTTCAAAATGCAGCAGTAAAAATACAAGCACAACTTCTTGCTAATGGTTTAGATCCTAATTCTGAAGAAGCACAACAACAGTTATCTACAGAAAATCTTAAGACTCTTCCAGAAATTGAATCCTACTTCAAAAAAGATTACAGATCTATGATTGAAGAATGGGCTACACATCAACATAAAGTAGATGTGGAAAGATTTAAGATGGATGAGTTAGAAGAAAGAGCATTTAGAGATTCACTTATTACAGATAGAGAGTTCTGGCATTTCCATATGATGGAGGATGACTACCAAGTAGAATTGTGGAATCCAGTAATTTGTTTTTATCATAAGTCTCCAGATGCTAGATACATTTCTCAAGCAAACTGGGTTGGTAAAACAGACATGCTTACAGCAGCAGATGTTATTGATAAGTATGGTTACTTAATGAATGAAGAACAGTTAGCTGCATTAGAAGCAATCTATCCAATTAGAGCTGCTGGTTATACAGTTGGTGGATATCAAAATGATGGTACATTCTATGATGCTACTAAATCTCATGACTGGAATGTCAATATGCCATCATTAGGTTATAGACAATACACATCTGCTATGGCAGGATCCGTATATGATGGTGGTGATATTGTACAACAAATTCTTTCTGAAGGTGAAGACTATGTAAATAATGGTGTTGCATATCTTTTAAGAGTAACAACATGTTACTGGAAGTCACAAAGAAAAGTAGGACATCTTACTAAGATTGAAGAAAGTGGTGAAGTTATTACTGAGATTGTAGATGAACACTATAAAGTAAGTGTTAAACCACAATATGATACAAGACTCTTTAAAAATAAAACAAAAGAGACTGTTATTTATGGTGAGCATGTAGACTGGATCTGGATCAATGAGGTATGGGGTGGTGTAAAAATTGGACCTAACATTCCAAGTTACTGGGGTATGAATAATCCAGGTGGATTAACTCCAATGTACATTGGTGTAAATAAACAAAAAATTGGACCACTTAAGTTTCAGTTTAAAGGTGATTCAAGTCTTTATGGTTGTAAACTTCCAGTAGAAGGTGCTGTATTTTCAGATAGAAATACTAAGTCTACCGCACTACTTGACTTAATGAAGCCATATCAGATTGGATACAATATTGTAAACAATCAGATTGCAGACATCTTAGTAGATGAACTTGGTACTATTATTATGCTTGACCAAAATACATTACCTAAACATTCACTTGGTGAAGACTGGGGTAAAGGTAATTATGCTAAAGCATATATGGCAATGAAGAATTTCCAAATGCTTCCTCTTGATACATCTATTACAAACACAGAGAATGCATTAAACTTTCAGCATTTCCAAAAACTTGACCTTGAGCAAACAAACAGACTTATGTCAAGGATTAACCTTGCTAACTACTTTAAACAACAAGCATATGAAGTGATTGGTGTTAACCCACAAAGAATGGGACAACAGATTTCACAACAAACTGCTACCGGAGTAGAACAAGCAGTTAATGCATCATATGCACAGACAGAGGTATTCTTTATCCAACACTGTGACTATTTAATGCCTAGAGTACACCAAATGCGTACAGACTTAGCTCAGTATTATCATTCAACCAATCCTTCTGTTAGACTATCTTATATTACAACAGCAGATGAAAGTGTAAACTTCCAAATGAATGGTACAGATCTTTTAATGAGAGATCTAAATATTTTTGCTACTACTACTGCAAACCATAGAGCTATTCTTGAGCAATTAAAACAAATGGCTCTTCAAAATAATACTACCGGAGCTTCTATCTATGATCTTGGTAAAGTGGTACAATCTGACTCTATTGCACAACTTAATAATGCATTAAAATCATCTGAGCAAAAACAACAGCAGATGAAACAACAAGAGATGCAACAGCAACAGCAAATGCAAGAACAACAAATTCAGGCTCAACAACAAATGGAGCAAATGAAGATTGATGCTCAAATGGCTGAGAAAGAAAAAGATAGACAAAGAGATATCTTAGTTGCAGAAATTAGAGCAGCTGGTTATGGTTCTATGTCAGATGTTAATCAAAACATGATGTCAGACTATAGAGATGCTATGACAGAGATTAAACAAACTGAACAGTATAAAGAACAGACTCAACTTCAGAGAGAAAAAGAGACTAATAGAAATGTTCAACAAGATAAAAAGAATCAGATTGAACGTGAAAAACTACAAGTTCAAAGAGAAATAGCAGATAAACAATTAGAAATTGCCAGAGAAAATAAGAATAAATATGATGGTAAAAATAATAATCAACAGTAAGTAGCTATATAAGGCAATTTTTTTACATGCATTATTTTAAATTTCAAAAGTTTATTACTATATTATTCTATAACTAAAACCAACAAAAAATGGAAGAAACCAACAAACCATTTGAGGAAACTCAGGTACAAGACTCTACAACGGTAGGTCAAGTAGATGTAAACATTGATGAGTTATTTGGAATGCCTGGCGCAGAAAGTGTAATGCTACCAGAAGACCAAGAAACTGAAAAGACTAAATCTGTATTCTCTAAGGAAACAGTAGACATGTCGTTCTTTGACAAGACTGATGACAAAAAAGAAGATACACCAGAAAAGAAAGCTGAGGTAGAAGAAACCATTAATGAACTTAATGATCTTATTACTCAAGAAGAAGAAACTGGTAACAAGGGAAGACCAAAAGTAGATAAGTCTGGTCTTTCTGAGTTAGCATTAAAAATGATTGAAGAAGGTACACTTATTCCTTTTGATGATGATAAACCATTAGAAGAATATACTACCAAAGATTTCAGAGAATTATTTGAAGCTAACTTTCAAGAAAGAGAAAATAAAATTAGACAAGATACCCCAAGAGAATTCTTTGAAGCATTACCAGAAGAACTTCAATATGCAGCTAAATATGTAGCTGACGGTGGACAAGATCTTAAGGGTTTATTCAGAACACTTGCACAGGTAGAAGAAATCAGACAACTTGATCCAACTGATGAATATGATCAAGCAGAAATTGCAAGACAATATCTACATGCTACAAGATTTGGAACTGCTGAAGAAATTGAAGCAGAAATTGAAGATTGGGCTGATATGGGTAAACTAGAGCAGAAAGCTAATCAGTTTAAACCAAAGTTAGATAAAATGCAGGAATCTGTAATTGCACAACAACTTGCTGCTCAAGAACAGAAGAAGCATCAACAAGCAGAAGCTGCTAAAATATATACAGATAGTGTTTATAATACTCTTTCTATTGGTGAATTGAGTGGTGTAAAACTTGATAAAAAAATTCAAAGTTTACTTTACTCAGGATTAGTTCAACCCAATTACCCATCTATTTCTGGTAAGCCTACTAACTTATTAGGACATCTTCTAGAAAAGTATCAGTTTGTAGAACCAAGACATGACCTTATTGCTGAAGCTCTTTGGTTGCTTGCAGACCCGGATGGTTATAAAACTAGAATTAAAGACCAAGGTGGTAAAGCAGCTATTGAAAAAACAGTAAGGCAGCTTAAAACTGAAGAAGCAAGAAAAATTACTTCTTCACATATGGAGGAACAAGAACAGAAGAGAACACCTTCTAGTAAACCTCAAAGAACACTCTCTAGACCAAATAACTTGTTCAAGAGATTTTAATTAGTAACAATTTAAATTAATATATACAATGGCAACTCCAGTAATGAACAATGGTATATTCCTCAGGGATACCGCTTACAATGCAAGTTCCCATGTGGATTCTTACCACTTGGTGAATATGCTGAAAGATGCAGAGCCAATGGACCTTGGTCCAGTGGATCTATGGGCTATGGCTCAAAAAGTTGAAATGCCTCTTTATCAGATGTCTTCATTTGGTGGCAAAAATGTTATCATGGTAGATAACGCACGTGGGGAATACAGATGGCAAACACCTGTTTCTATTGACCTTCCTTACATTGTAGAAGATGTTGAACCAAACAATGAGTTCAAAGGTGTTGATGGTACTACATTCCGTATCAAACTCAACAAAAGAGAATTTGGTCATGGTGACATCATTACTTATGACAAATACAACGGTGTTGAGATGTACATTACTCAGGAAGACATTCTTCCATTAGGTGATGGTTATATCTATACAGTTCAGTTGGTAAACAATGACAACTATAAGTTCATTGAAAACAGATACCTTGCTAACGGTACTAAAGTATTCCGTAAAGGTTCTGCAAGAGGTGAGTATGGTGAAAGATTCTCTGACATCATCACTAATGCAGGTTTCCGTGAATTCTACAACTACGTAGGTGGTGCAGAAGCTCACGTACACTACTCTATCTCTAGCCGTGCTGACTTGATGATCAAAGGTGGAATGAATGCAGATGGTACAGTTCCTGTAACTGAGATCTGGAGATCATTTGACAAAACTATGGATCCATCAATTACTTCTTTGGAAGACATGGTTAAAGTAATGGGTAAAGACTCTGTTAAAAAAGCATTTGACAACGGTAACTTGTCACGTACTTTCTTAACTAACATGGAAGCTGCTCACTTGTCAAAAATTGCAATTGACATTGAGACTTACTTAATGTGGGGTCATGGTGGTAGAGTTCGTCAAGATGGTCCAGATGATGTTAGATTGTCTGTGGGTCTTTGGAAGCAGTTGGATAACTCATTCAAAAGAGTATACAACAAAAACAACTTCACACTTGACTTGTTCCGTTCTGAGATCTACAACTTCTTCAATGGTAAGGTTGAGTTCCAAGGACCAGATCCAAAACGCAGCTTGATTGTACAAACTGGTATGGGTGGTATGAGAATGGTTAATGAGGCTATCAAACAAGAGGCTATCTCTTCAGGTCTTCTTATTCAGGCTGCTGACATCGGTGCAATCACTGGTAAAGGTATGGACTTGAACTTTGGTTTTGCATATACTTCATATGTAATCCCATTCTTGGCAAATGTTAAGTTTGTTCTTAACCCAGCATTTGACAATGTTCATACAAATGATATTGAGAACCCAATTGTAGATGGTTTCCCATTATCTTCTTACTCATTCATTATCTTTGACATCACTGACAATACTAATGACAACATCTTCTTGTTGAAATTGTCTTGGGATAACCAATTGAAGTGGTGGTATCAAAATGGTACTATGGACTACATGGGACGTAGCCAAGGCTTCCAGTCTTCTGGTCAGTTCAATGGTTACCGTGTAATGATGAGCCAAACAATGCCAGCTATCTGGGTTAAAGACCCAACTAAAGTGTTGAAAATTGTTATGAGAAACCCTGTAACAGGTGGATCATTCTAATCTAAACTAGAAAGGAGAGGGAGGGGGAAACTCCTCCCTTTTTTTCTTTATATTTAACCAACAAAAAATAAAACCAACAAAACATGGAAAATTTCACAATGGTAGAAACCGGTGGAGGCAGAGTAAAACAAACAGCTATTGCAGTCCGTCCGTTCTTTGACAACTCAGTCTCTAATATGGGATTGGAAAATTATGGCTTATCTCTATATGATGGAGTTAAGCACTTTGAACAACTTGCTTGTCTTGAGCAAAATGGAGTTATTAGATATCTTACTGGTCTAAATGAATTTGCACCAGAGATTAAACTTCTTCAAG